GTGAAACGTTGACAGGTGGTGCAGGTGGAATGGGAACGATGGTTGTTAAAGGAGATCTAAGTGCAGCTAAGTTTTACATCGGTGAGCTATATGACATGACCTATGAATTCAGTACTCCTTACCTAAAAGAAGCACCTTCTGGAGGAGGCATGGCTGTAGCCGCTGGACCTAAGTTACAAATGAGGACATGGACTGTTGTCTTTGATGAGACTTCTGCATTTGAATTAAAAATTACTCCTGCTGGTAGAGATGTAAATACATATCCATATAACGGAATTACTGTTGGCCAAAGTCCACCACTATTAGGTAACCCAGGAATAGATACAGGTTCTTTTCGTGTCCCTGTAATGGCTAGTAATTTAGATACTAAAGTAGAACTAATTAGTACAAGTCCTTTACCTTGTCGATTCCAATCAGCAGAATGGGAAGGATGGCTACACTCAAGAGCGAAACGCATGTAAGGCCTGCTGTTCTTCAAGACGCAGCATTAGTTGCTGATGGAATGAGGCAGGAAGATATTGACGAAGTGAAAGCTCAGTCTGGATACTCACCTAGAGGTGGGCTTCTCTATTGTTATTTCATGTCAAAGCCCTGCATGACTATGGTTAGCAGGCATGGTGAACCTGTCACTATGTGGGGAGTAGTCCCTGAAGGGGAAACAGCTGGTCGTATTTGGATGTTAGGTCGTCAAGCAATGTTGGAAGATTCAAGCGACAAGCACTACTTTCTGCGAGAATCGAAAATACAATTAGAAAAACTTCACGAACAGTACCCTGTTCTGTTCAATGTGGTTGATGCCAGGAATGAAGTTCATGTCCGTTGGATTCAATGGATGGGTTTCACTTTTATCCGTAAGCATCCACAATGGGGACCAGAAGGTCGCCTCTTCTATGAGTTTGTAAGAATCAAACATGTGTGATCCAGTCTCAATCACGTTAGGTGTCATCTCAGGTGGTCTTGGGATAATGCAACAGCAGCAAGCTGTTAGGGCGCAGAATGAACAGATCGCATTCCAGAACGCACAAGCACAACAGAACTTTGCGTTCCAACAAATGCAGGCGACTGCACAGAGAACGAATGAAAATCAAAGAAGACAATTACAAGAAGATATGATGATGCAAAATGAATACTTTGCTAACGCTGCATTTGAAAGTGATATCGCATTATTAAATCAACAGATGCTTCAAGAACAAGCGAAAGCTGGATCAGAAAAACGACGAACACAACGTGAGAAGTTAGAACGAATAGGTGAAGTTAAAGCAGCTGGTCGTGTTGGTAATACAGTTACTACTCTTCTCGCTGATTACAAACGACAACAGGCATACTTTGACTTTGCTACTTCACAGAATCTTGCCTTTGTTGGAGCACAGGTTAAAGAGAATAAACGTGCTGCACAGATTGAACGTGGTGGTCGTATCGCTAGTCAGCAACCATACTTAGAACGAACTGTTCTTGATCCGATCAAGCCACTAATGAGACAGAAAGCAAGCGGCCCTGGCTTTGTTGGTTTTGCGAGTGCAGCCCTAGGAGGAGCACAAACAGGACTTGGTACAGCTAGTGCTATCAAGGGAGCTGGCTATAAATGGCAAGGAGGCAAGTATGTCCGTATTTAGTAAACACTAATGGCAACTTCTACTAAAAGACTATCCGCTGGCCTCAACACTGGTGTTACCAGAGGCTCAACTTCTAGGGGACAAACCTTAGTTGGTACTGGTTCTAGCCCTGGAGCTATTGCTACTGCAAAAATTCAAGCACCTTCTTTAGTTCCACAAGCTCGACCTATTGATGCCTTTCAACAGACAGGTGTACCTCAAGCTCCTGGTGTTACGTCTATTCCAACACCACCTTCATTACCTGAACCTTCTCCTGATGCTCAGAACTTAGCTAATGCCTTAGAAAGTTTAAATTCAAATTTAACTCAATTTACTTCTGCGTATCTTGGTTATGAGAAACAAGCGAATGAAGAAGCAAAGAAAGAGGCAGCTGGTATAGCAGCCAAACTTGCAGCATCAGGTGGAAACTTACTAAGACCTATAGATAAAATTAGAAACGATAATGAGAACATAGCTAATAATCTTAAGCCAGACGGTAAGACACCAGCCAACTATTCAGCAGCAGAAAGAGCATTAGCGAAAGATAGATATGACATGCTTAGGAATATAGATCCGCGTACTAATGATTACTTAGGTTATCAAATAGAAAAGCAGCAAGGACTGAGGGCTGTATCTGGATTGTTGCCTTATATTCAATCATTAAAAACAGAGGAAGGTAGTGCTTTAATTGTTAATCCTGTTGGTGTAGATGGTCAGCCAAGTGAATTTGATATAAAAGTAAATGATTATTTAAGGCAAAACATTCAGAACCCTGATGTCTTTGCGGAATTACAACCACAGATTTTAGCTCAAACAACAAACGCTAGATCATGGATGGCTAGCGAATATTCAAAGAAACAAGATATAAAACTCCAGCAAGGATATACACAAGGATTAGATAACTCTATCGGTGAAATGACTGGCGATGGAACAGCCTTGGGAAAAGTCTTTAAAACTGCCCGTAACTCAGGAATGAGTACAAAAGCAATTAAAGATAATAAATCTACATTCTTAAATGATTGGGCTGGTTCAATTGTTCAAGCATCAGGTGGTGATAGAGCGAAGTTACTTGAATTACTTGATAAAGCAGAGAAAGAACTAACAGCTGCACGAGTCGGGCCAGGTGATAAACCTCCTCTTCTTACAGATCAATTATTAGGTGATGCTTCTGTAGGAGAATTAAGACGTTTGGTTTATAAGAAAGCGACAGAACAATCGAACGCTTCCAAACAATTTGATATAGATAGCGGTACAAATATGCAAGAGAGTCGAAACAATCTAGCAATAGATCAAGCTAGTGATAACGACCCAGGAACAGAAGGGAGGCAAGACTATACATACATAACTCCAGATGGAGAAACAATTACAACTCCAGTCAATCTTCTTCAACTTAGTACCTGGATACAAAATGAACGTTCTGATATTTATAGGAACGAGACCAACATTCATAGAAGAAATGCAAGGCTAGAAGAACTTAACAAGATGGAAACCAACCTACGCAATGGTCGTGGTGCTCAATTGAGAGAAAGTAATTACAATGATCTACAGGACAGAATTGATGCTGGTGATGATTCAGCAGTGTTATATTCAACCATTAGATATTATGAAAGAAGAAAATTAATAACTAAAGATCAAGCAAATAATCTCACGAGTCAAATCATCGAGGATGTAAAAGCAGAAGACAAAGAATTAAGAGATCAGATCGAATTACAAGAAACTAATTTATATAAAGAATATGAAAAGTCTGGGAAAACAGGCGACCTATTACCTACAGAGTCAGATGCTGACCAAAGGTTCTCTGCTGCTGAAATTGCTTTAGCAACAAATCTCCTAAGACCTATAAGAATAGAAGCAAGAAAGATAATGAAAGACGATAGTCTTAGCCAAGCAGAAAAGAAACGAGCAATAGATGAATTATATAAAGATGCCTTTACCACTTTCAACGAGAGATTAAAAGTACCAGGGGCTTTCCGTTTGGCTAATGAACGATATTTACAAAGGAATGGAACTGTTACTGCTCCATCCCCAACAACAACAACAACTCCAACAGATCAAACGGATCAACCTCCTGTCGTAGAAGAAGAATCAGTAAATGATGGACTATCAAGTGACAATCAACCTATAAAAGAATTACCTCCAATTCCTGAAGGTGCTCGGTTAACAACAGTTCAAAGACTAGATGCAAGAAGACAAGCAATTAAAGAAACTCGTGCAAGATTTGCTGGAATGCTTAAAGGCAAACCTCTTCAACAGCTTGGTGCAAAGTTTGTTGGCTATACACCTAAAGTTGTTAATGACTGGTATAGAAAACGCTTCAATGAAATTCAATATGAAATGCTTACAGGTGTAGACCCTAGAGGTAGAGGAGAAACTAAAGCTACAAAACTAGGATTACATTATGCAGATACCCCAGCTGGAGTATTAGAAAATCTTTCAGGTGGTAATAGAGGAGATAAGAAAGAGAATCTCTATCTAATAGAAAATGTAAACAAAGAAGCTTTCTATTCAACACCAGTCTTTGTTGAACAAATCAATGCAATAGAAGCTGGTGATGAATTTATCCCTTATTCCACTGATTTAAATAAAATCTTGAAACGAATGGGAATTACCTCTATAGAATTTTTTGAACAGCAATACAAAGTTCATATTGGCACCGACATGCCTCAAGCTTTAAAAGATAAATTAGATAAAAGATTAGGGAAGAAAATAATTATTTCTTCTGCTATCGATGGAACCTTAGTGGCTGGTGGCCCTAGCTTTGATATCAATGAAAGTGGAAAGACACGTAAGATCAGAGGTATTCGCAAACTTCAAGAGGGAGGTAAAGGTGGAGAATCTGATAATGCCGATAAACTCTTGAAGAAGCTAAGTGGTCCACAATTGCCTCTCGCATACGAAACACCAAATCCTGCTGGCCCTGGAGATGTTTACAAGAGACCAGAAAAGGAAGGGCCTTATGTTCCTGCACCTCCTAGGGAAGAGCCAAAGATTGTTTAAGGCTTACAACCCAATTACTATCAACCAATAGGCAACTGAATTATGGGACTAACTCTTGTTACTGATGAGAAAACTGGTGAATCCAGGTATGAGTACCTTGAAGAGGATCAGAAAAAACCAGTAGTACCAACTGTTCCTACACCTTCTATTGGTGAAATGTTAGGTGATCTATCACCTATAACAGAAGGATTGAAAGCTGATGAAGATGATGATCTATTAACAGGAACTTTAAAAACCGCAGGACGGATACCTTATAACGCAGCTGTTAATGCCTTACAAGAAGGAAGCGACACAATACGAGATTTAAGTGAATATTTTGGAATTGCTCCAGAAGGAACAGGTACTACTTTCGAAGAACAAGACAAGGGAATTATTGGTCTTGGTGATTGGAAACCTGTTGAAGCTGATAACAGTGAGGCTAATTTCCAAGGCGTTGAAGATTTTGCAACAGGTATTACTCAGTTTGTTGCTGAATGGATGCTCCTTAGTAGAGCTTTGCGTGGAGCCAACTGGGCATTAAAAGGAGCCACTCAAGGAACCAAAGTTGGAAAGGTTGGAACAGCAATTGGAGCAAAGGCACTTAAAACAAAACAAGCTATTAAAGGAACAGCAATAGGACAAAAAGCTACAGCCTTTGCTTCTACACCATTCGGCAAACATTTAGCAGTACCTCTTGCTCGTGGCGCATGGAATGCAACTGCTAACCCTAAAGGCTTGGCTGTTGACTTCGCTGCATTCAACCAATGGGATGGAAGGTTATATGACCTAGCAGCAAATAGTGAATGGTTTGGATTTGTTCAACATATTCCTCTCGTTAATCAATTAGCTAGTGATCCTGATGACACAGCAGTTGAAGGTCGTTTGAAAAATATGGTTGAAGGATGGGCTATAGATTTTGGTATAGGGTCAGCTTGGCAGGGTTATAAAGCAAGACCAAAAGATAGTGCAAACTTAATAACTCAAGTCACTAAAGCTCAAGGATATGCACAACAACTCTTTGAAAATGTCAGAAAATTTGGAGAGGATAGCCCTCAAGCTCAAGCGATTAGAGAAAAGCTTGATGGATTAAGTAAGAAAGTTAGTCGTAATCCGATAGTTCGTCAGCTAGAAAATGTTCCAGAAGGAATGCCTGATGCTGAGACAGCTTTCAACGTTAAACAAATAGACAATGAACTTAAAGAAGTTGATTTTGAAATAGAAAAGCTAGGGCCAGAACCTCCCAAACCAGCTCCAGGTAGATCATTTGAAGTTGTAGACGGAAAGAAGAAGAAGACACAAGCTGCAAAAGATCATGCCAAATGGTCAAAGAAAAATCAGGAGCTTACAAAACAACGTGAAGAAGTTATTGGACAAAGAAATGAATTTATTCCAGAAGAACCACCTTCTACTAATCCAAGAACTGAATCCATTAGGCAAGAGATAAAAGATCTTGGGCCAGAACCAGAACCTCCTACTCCTCCAGAAGGATTCAAAGGAGAAGGTACGCCTGCCCAGATTGCAGCACGAGATGCCTACGATGCACAACTACGTGAATACAATTCACAAATAAGACAGAGAGAAGTCAAGCAAGCAAGAATCGACAATATTGAAAGACCTGCACCTGACCCAGGGGTAAGAACATATTCACGTGAACAGATAGAAGAAGCCGATCAAATCGTCAGACGTGTCACTAAAAATGGAAGACCAATCTCAGGAGAAGAGGCAGAAGTTCTAAGGAAACAATTATTAGAACGTAAGTTTGGAAGATTAAATAGACATGGTGTTCCAGATTCTCCTTTCACAGGTGATGAATTTACTCAAGAACAAGTCAATGCTTGGACAAGAAAAAGGATTGAATTAGTTTTAGATATAGTAAGAACAATAGGTGGTAAGGATATTTTAGAACGATTAAAATTACATCCTGATTATGGAATAACAGAAGGAGCTGAGGGTTATAAACTTGGAGGTGGAGAACAGCCTGTACTTGGAAGTTATGACTTCTTTGATGATGTACTTGATATTTATGGCATAGCAGAAGGTTCCCTAGAACAACTAGGAAAAACTGCATATCACGAACTATGGCATAGAGTTCAGCAACTTATTCTTTCTGACGATCAAATAAAAATATTAGATACTAAATTTGCAAGACATAGAGCTGATCTTGTTAAATCAAGAATCATTTCTAGATTACGTGATGAAGGTATTCCTGTTGATAATCTTTCTTATCTTGAAATTCAAGCTTATATAGCACAAGAATATGGATGGGCTAGGCATGAAGGCAAATCAGTAACAGCAGCAATAGCACCAAAAGAATGGACAGATAATCCTTTCATTAGAGCCTTTGCTAAAGCAGCGGATCATATCTTTGATGTATTAGAAAAATTCTATAACTTCCTTACAGATCCGAAGGGTAAAGGCTTCAGATCAATGCGTTCAATTTATGAGGAATTCGCTCAAGGAAAACTAAAAGCAGACGAGCTCATGGATACACGGTGGGAAGCGAGATATGAATTAGATCAGATGAAAAATCCAGAGCTAAGTGATTTTGATAGTGAGAGCGGTTGGGGATCTTATGGCATTCCTACCTATAAAACTCTTAGGCCTGAACAAGTTGCTGGATATACTGGCCCTGGTATTGGTCTTGCCAACGCAGAATCATTTATTCAAAGTCCTTGGAGGCAAATGGTTCAACCAGGTGGTATCTGGAGAACTAGAGATGAAGGTTATCGCAAAATAAGTAAAGAACAATTTGACGCTTTAGATTTCCTTGGAAAGAAAGAACAAAGAGAAATAGGCGTTGGATTCTTAGATGCAGATTCAAAACTTGATTATCAAATAGCACCTGATTACAGCGGTATTCCAGAAGCTGCTCTCAGATTCTATTACTCTCACCCAGACTTTCCAGATGTAACCTTCGATTCTTTTATAGCTGATGTTCGTGCACAACAAGGATTGCTAGATGCTATCGGAGGAGGAGGAAAAGCAGATACAGGAGAACGTTTAGCTAAAGCCAGATCAGATTTCTTAGCTGCAAAAATTGATGCTATAGACAATATTGTAAGAAGAATGAAAGGCAATGACTTCAGGCCAGGAAGTATTGCTGACAAGATGCAACAACAAATAAATAGAATGAAGAAAGCAGATGGAATTGAGCCTGGAGCTGACTACGAACCACCTTGGTATTTCAAAGGAGATCCAGACGACTGGGATCCATATGATTTTTGGACAGGGCCAGGTGCAGGTAAGAACTATCAACTAGGTGGTGGTAAACGTTTTGCTGGAGATTTCAACTTCCCTCCAGGTAAATACAACACTCGATATGGACAAGCAGAACTTGTATTCGAATCTGATTTAGATAAGGCGGCTTGGTTAATAAGACTTAGCAAGACAAAATTACCTAAAACCTATCAAAAACTAATTGAAGCATTAGAAGAACAAGGACATGATATTGCTGAAGTAAGAGCTTTAGGAGACGAGATCCACTATCAAGTCAAACTAGGAATTGAATCAGCAACAGGATCTGCCAAAGCAGGTGCAAATACAGCAGGAGTAAGACTTGAGATTCCAGCCTCTACTTTTGAAGAGGGGTTTGATGAAGTTGTAGACGCAACACAAGATGCTGGCCAAGGAAAAACTGTTGAAGAATGGGATGAAATATTAGAAGAGACAAAAGCAGAACAAGCTGATGTACCAGGAACATCTAAGTACGAAGTAGAATCAGCTGAAGTTACTGATACTTATCTCGAAGATTTAGAGAAGTTTAGTAGAGGCGAAATAGATTTAGACGAACTATTTAATGATGTTATTGCAGTCGAAAGCCCTTCCGGCAGAAGGAGTTACGGCCCTGCAACTACAGATATGCTCCTTCTATGGGACGCCGTAGGCAAGAGACTTGATCGAATTCAAGCGACAGGAATGCCATCTGTAGATGCTCAAGCATTGATGGATCAAATTGTCTTAAATGCAGAGAAGTATGGAATTAATGCAGCAGAAATTGAAGGACTAAATAAAGTTCTCGCTGCTAATCTTTCTAATAATGTTGATAACGTCAAGAACTTACTTAAGTTAAGAGTTCTTGTTACTAAGACGAGTGAAGTTGCTGGTGTTAAGGCAATGAAACTCCTTAACGCAATGAAGGATGGTCGAATCAATTGGGAAGAAGCGGCCTCCGAACTACAGCATTCTGTCCTTGTCGGAGTAAGAACCTTCCGTCTCTATCAAACAATCACACGAGGCGCTGGTCAATTACTTGCAAGTACACAAGCTCAGATTCCTGATCTTGCTAATGTCAAATTCACAGAAGGAGATGTCCCTGGCTTCAAAATAGATGCAGAAGGTTTAATCAAAGAAATAGAAGCAGCAGACAATGCCTTACCAGAAGGTGATTCTCTTAAAGCTGTATTCCCAGTCGAATTACAAACTGCGATCAAGACTAAAGAATGGACTCCTCAGTCCAAAGCAATGCTGACTGAATTTGCAAGAGTCGTTTCAGACGAAGCTACTAATCCAGGGGTAGGAATAGGAACTATTGATAAGTTGATGAGAGGACCAAATCCAAGTGTTAATCAGATTGAAACCGCAGCCAAAGGTGCAGAGCCAGCAGGGATTCAAGACACCGTAGAACTCTGGGGAAGAACTCTTGCTACTTACAGAATCAGTAATCTTCTTAGCTCACCATTAACTTATGCAATCCAAACAGGTGTTCCAACCGCAAGGATGGTATTAGAACCTGCTTACTACGTTCTCGACGCAACTCTTACAAGACCAGAAGGTAGTTGGATTCCTTTTGATCCACAGGCTTTCCAACAAAAACTACCAATTGCTTATGTCTGGTACAAGCAAATGTGGATGCAAGCAATGGGTGCTTTAAGACTTGGGAAAAGAGCCTTTATGGAAGGACATACTCTTTATGATCCATACCGTCGTTCTTCTGCATGGGATCTCAATACATATAGAGCTGTTCAAGAAGCGGAAGGAATGTCTGAAAGGATGATTCTTGATGAAACAAATCCTGCCTATAACTTAAATGAATTTCCTCTTGCAAAAGAAATAGGGAAAAGTCCTGCTCAAATAGCACTTAAGAATTTCTTGTGGAAAGCTGCAACAATTGACTTAAGACTGCAAGGAGCTATTGAAACAACACAGAAAGCCTTAGCTGGTAACAGCTTCCTTTATGCCATAGGTGTAGAAGAAGGATTAGAACAAGCAGCTAGAGAAGGATTATCAGGAGGAGAAGCTTGGTACTTTGCAGAAGAATGGGCGAAATCTAAAGTTCAATTCTTTACTCATGATGCTGTAGTAAGAGGTGTCACGATTAATGATGCAATTAACACCCATCCTGCTGCTTTGAAGATGGGTCGGATGTTGACCTTTACAGATGATGTTCGAGCTTTAATGCCAGCAAGAACAATTGATTTTGGTCAAGATTTAGCTAGAGGTAAAGGAATAAAAGATGAAGGAGAAATCAATGCCTTTGCTAAAAAATACAAAGAAGGTTATGTAGATCGTCATGGCAATACTCACGAAACTCCATTAAACGAACCAGGCACTCCAACTCCTTCTTCTACTGCTGCATGGTCTTTCCTTCCTGAGAAATGGACAGAGATTCAGAGAAAGAGATATGGATGGATTGCGACAATGATTCAGCCATTTAATAGAAGCCCTGGTGATATGACAAAACAGGCAATAAGAATGTTGCCCTTCTCTAATAGACATGTTGATACTGCCTATAGAGATTTCCTAGACGAGACAAGTTACTTTGCTAAACGTTGGAAAGGAGAAGTTGCTACGGGAGCAACAATTGTGATGGCTATGAGTGCTATCTACGCTAATGACAATATTCAATTAACAGGTTCTGGTCCAACCAACCCTGATGCCTATGCAAAATGGAGAACACAAAATCAACCTGACTCAATCAGATTTAAGACTGGAATAGATGCACTAGGAAATGCTACATGGGGTGAATGGACATCTTATAGAGCATATGAACCAGCAGCATCAATCATTAGAGGTATAGCTGATTATTGGCAAATAGCAGCATCTCTAACAAAACAAGAACAAGAAACACTTGGATTGCTATTACCAGTGCAAATTGCAGCACAAGCTTTTACTGGAAGATTTAGAACTAGCTATTACGAAGGAATTGCTGATTTTGTAGATATGATTATGTCTATAGCACCAACAGGAGGTGCTGGGAAATTACCAACTCAACCAGGTTCAATCAATAAAGTTCAACGATATTTCGCAAAACTAGCTGCAAGTTTTGTACCAAGATCTTCTCATTTAAGAACAGTAACTCAAGCATTAGATGAAGAGAAGAAAACCAATCCTAGAGGAGGAAGGAGAAAGGTAGTAGATCAAGATAGTGATACTGTGTTCCAATGGCCTGGAGATGAAAAGATTCCAGCAAGAGATATTCCTTATACAGAGACTGGTTCAGACAATCCATTCGTAAATATCTTTAATCATGTATTACAAGAGATTCAAGCAATTACCCCCTTATGGTCTAAAGATTTACCAGCACGTAGAAATTGGATTACTTTCGATCCTCTTCTTAACCCAGGATTCTTAGGTGATAATTATTTACCAACAGAAGAAGAGCCTATGCTTGTTCAATTAACAAGTGGATTTGTATTAACAGCCTTACCTGCACCTATCTCTGCTATCCCATTAGTAGGCGCTCATCCTGATGTTGTTGGAAGAAAAGGTAGAAAAGATATAGGTAAAAAAGATTATGTAATGAACGAATTAATGAGGATTCATGGCTTTGGTGCAAGATTTATAGCTCCTTCTCCAACCGATTTACAACAGGGAGTTACCCTTAGTGCTCCTGCCTATGAACAATATCTGAGATATATAGCAGATACACCAGATCCAAGAACAGGAAGGAAGCTATATGAAGAGCTATATAGAATCATGGCAACACCTACCTATCAAAGACAAGTGCCAGATGCCCGTGGCGATAGCAATCAACCTTCTCCAAGAATGGCATTACTTCAACCTGTCTTTGAGCACTACAGAAAACAAGGACGTTTTATGTTCCTTAACGACAAAAACAATCCATATATATTAGAAGTATTAGAACTAAGACATCAGCAAAACAAAGGAGATGCCATAAGAGACAGGATGCTACAAACAGGTGAACAAATACCAGTTGAGCAAGTCAAAGGTAGTAGCGATAAAGTAAGTCCATCTGAGTACGTCGCAACCCTGAACTAATTCATGGCCTACGCATTACATATCTACACCAGCACAACAGCTGGTCAGGAAGATTTTCAATTCACTTTCCCTTACATCAAGGCAGAGCACGTAAAGCTCTACGTTAATTACACGGAGATTGCCTACGCTGTTGCAACTAGAGGGGCAGGTGTTGCTGGATTTCAGATTCATACCGCAGGTGGTAATACATACGCTCGCTTAAACGATACCAATGGTCTCGGTTCTGCTAATACCCGTGTTGAAGTTAGAAGGATCTCTTCTCTAGCAAGTGTTCTTGTCGATTATGCAGACGGTTCAACTCTTACAGCAAGTGA